GCGTTCAGCTCGTCGGACAGGGAGCGCGCAATGCCGACGCCGCGGTGATATGGATTGAACGGGTCGGCGTCCTTGTGCCAGAGCATGTTGCGGCGCTGCACCGTGAACGGTGAGCCACCGGGCGGCTGAACGGTGAATATATCCTCGCTCGGCTGCGGAATGTTGGTGATCCAGTGGGGCGGTAGTGGCCAGCGCGTCTGCGGTGCACCGATGATGTTCCGGTCGATCAGCGCGAAGGACTCGCCGACCAGCTCCATGAATGTGTTCTCGAGCATCCGGCATTGGACGCCATCGAGCCCAGGCACGCCGCCGTTGATCATCTTTTCGGCGATGTGGTTCGGCACCTCGACTTCATCGCCGGTCGGCGTCTTGATCTTGGCCACCCATCGGACTGCCGCCATGCTGGAGGATATCTTGCGGACCACCGCTTGCAGGATCGGGCTGGCCGAGTATGCCTGGAGCAGTTCCCGTGTGCCGCGCCGGGGGAGCGCCCGCTGATAGCCCTGGACCAGTTGCGCGCCGTGGACCATTGCAGTCTCACCGCTCGCCTTGTCGCGGACCAGAACGCGCGCCACTCGCTGCGCTAGATTAGTAGCCGCCATCTTTAAACTCCGGGTGATATTTGTTGACAAGTTCGGCCAAGTCACGATCAAGCGCATATGCGACTGTATCCCAGTCAATGCCATCAACAACCTCGAAAAGATTGGGCCGCAATGCGGGATCAGCAAAGTTTATCACCGTTACCTCGCCGGTCATGCGATTACAGATGCTGAGACGCGCCTCGCGCGGACCAAGCGCACTCAACGCAGAGTTGCCGCGGATTTTAGCATGGGCCTGCTCTTGCGTGAGCTTTCGCTTACCAGAACTCATGTTTCACCCCAGGATTGCAGAGGCCAGCGAAGGCGGCTCCGGCTGCATCAACCTGATCCTTGTACCCGTGTGGAAAGGATTCATGCTCATTAAGAAAAGGCATATTCCACTCTCCGCGCGTCAATAGGACGTTGCCGCCCTGCACTTGCGCCGCGTATGGCTCGGCCCTGATCACCTTGTCGCCTGTAGGTCTATCGGTAATGACGCGCCAGCCTGCGAGCATTCGGACGGTCGCCTCTGCCGATTCTTTGCCACCGCTGCCCGGCTCCTGCTCAATTCCTATGCGGACATCCAAGCCGTCAAGCTCGGCAGTTTGCATGATTAGCCTCTCACGGTCAAGCGCGCCGAGTTGCTTGCGCCGCACATCGCTGACGCAATAGCGACCATCTTTAAGCCGGTGCATGAGAACCCCGGCAGTGTATGCGCCACCGTCAGCGGTGCCAGCCTTGTCCCAATAGCGCATGGATTCGTCAATGTCGTTGGGCTTGTGATCGATGATTTGAAACTGCCCAATGGGAAACATGCCGCCGCTTCGGATGAATGGGCTTTGCTGGTATAGAGACTCCCAGCTATCCGGCGTCATAGCCGCGCGGCGCTCTTCCAGAAAGGCTAACGACTTTAGATCGGGGAATAGTGGCTCACCCTTTTTGCGGTGCGGTTCGTCTTCGATAGCCAGCGCCGGATAGCTCAACACCTTGACCTTGGCTTCTGTCGCCAGCAACCGGCCCACCGGGTCGTCCACATGCCATCGGGTGAGAATAATCAGCAGCCCGCCGCGCTCATCAAACCGGGTCATGAAATCGTCGTTGAACCAATCCCAGGCCCCATCGCGCACCACTTCGCTGTTGGCCTCAAGCCGTCCCTTGATCGGGTCGTCAATCACCCCGAGGTCCAGGCTTTCACCCGTGACCGGCCCGCGCACGGTGGTATTGCGAAAATAACCCTCAGCACCGGCATACTCGACAATATTGCGATTGCGAAGCGTCTGGCCGCCGATAGTAACAACGTTGGACGTGTTGATATGCGTGTTGGGAAATATGCGCTGGTATAGCTCGCCCGAGTAAACCCGCTGTAAACGTAGGTTGGCGCGAATGCCGAGACGCTCTGAGAATGAAGCGTAGATTGTCCTGGTGTCTGGATCGCGCCCAGCCGCCCAGCCTATAAAGTCGGTGATGGTTGTGGATTTGCCGTGCTGTGGTGGTGCCTCGATAACCAACGCCGGGCGCTCGCCGGCCAGCAATGCCCGGTGAAACTCTTGCAGGTTGGCGCATAGATCGGCCTGCCACCATCCCCATTGCATTCTAGGATTGATCAGCCGGCGATAGGCAGCGAATGAGTCCCGCGCATATAGCACAGCGCGCTCCTCGTGCAGATCCATGATGCTGGTATCAAGCGCGCTCATTTGCCCTTAGCTGCGTCCGCGACCGCTTGAAGGTGTGCGATGCGCTCGTCGATTTGCTCGATGGTCATGCCGTGCTTGGGAGACATGGTGCCGTCGCTTGACGTGTGGTCGGTCTCAACTCGGCTTACGTCCTTCCAGCCCATGCGCGTCTTGGTTAGCCAGATTAAAGCGCCAGTGTCCTTCTCGGTCACGCCCTTGTCAAACATGCTTTGCCCGATCAAGCCCTGAGCCTGTGCATCCCCTTTGTCCAAATCTTCGTTATAATATTTGTAGAGCGTGGGCTTGGTGATCTGGATATCAGCACAGATGATCTCGTGCCTTACGCCATAGCCTGAAAGCGCCCGGACACGCCTGCGCGTTTCTTCTGTCGGCTCGTGCGGTGGACGGCCTCCAAGGTTGGTTTCTTCATTCATCCTTTTATCCCGGTAAAAAAACGTCAGCTCCCTATTCTACGCGCCCGCCATCGTTTCTGCAATTAGCTCTTGCAAGCGTCGCAAATTTGCGCTATATGATAGGGACAGACAGCAACCGGGAGAACGAAAATGACCAGATCAATCATCGCCCACCCCGACGCCGACACCAACATCAAGAACCTGCCCACGGGCCTCAACTATTTCACCGAACGCGGCTACAGCCAGTCCTACCCGTGGGCCGAGGTGAAGCGCACCGCCAAGACGGTCACGCTGGCCAAGGTCCACGTCATGCGCGACCCAGACTGGAAGCCGGAGATGCACGTCGGCGGGTTCTGCGCTCACTGTTCGAACCAGCTTGAGCAGACGTGGCTGTTCGACCGGCTGGACTGGGACTACACCCGCACCGTCCGTGCCACCAACCTTGGCTGGTCCGACCGTGGAACCATCTTCGTTGAGGGCCGGGCCGTCGAGTTCTACGACTACAATTTCTGACATCAACGCGGGGCTTCGGCCCTGCACCACACTGGGAGAATGAACGATGACCATACGTTTTGACACTGGCGAATTCAGACGCAGCCACGGCAAGGAGCCTCGCGGCTTTGGAATGTGGGCCTTTCACCTTCAGGGACGCCCGCAGCATTGGCCAGAGATGACTTTCCCGCCTAGGTCTATGTCACTCACGGACGCCAAGGCGTGGATGAAACGCGAGATGCGGACAAACGGCCTTCGCTCTGGATACGTCTCGGTGCTGCCATGACCGAATTCAGCGTCAAGATAAACTCAGGCAATGCCGCGCTTATTGGCGATGACAAGGCGTTTGAGTTGGCGCGCATCCTGACTGACATCGCTGGGCGGCTGCTCGCTGGGCGCCACGCTGACGCCATTCTGGATATCAACGGCAACAATGTCGGCCAATGGTGGCTGGCGTTTGATGAAGGAGAAGACCTGTGAAGATCATCACCAAAGAGATCAACGCGCAACTGCTGGCCAACCACGCTCTAGCTCGCGAAGGCAATGGCGCGGATATCAAGCCGCCACTCAAACTGTTCCTGCCTTGGGGCGCTTGCACATGGCTGATCAGCGAGCGCGACCCTGAAGAACCTGACCTGCTTTTCGGTCTGTGCGACATGGGCTTTGGAACGCCCGAGCTTGGCACCGTCAGTCTTTCCGAGTTGCAGTCAGTCACTCGATGTGGACTTGGCCTTGAGCGCGATCGATATTTTACGCCCAAGATGACTCTGGCCGAGTATGCCGACAAGGCGCGCGAAGCCGGGAGAATTGCCGCGTGAACTCGACTACCTTCAAATCGACGCGGGAGCGCCTCGGCATGAGCCGGGCCGCTTTCGCCCGTGCGCTTGGTATAGCGCCGAATTCTGCGACAGCTTATGAGCTGGGGCGGCAGAAGATACCTCAGGTCGTCGCTCTTGCTGCGGCAGCGCTGATTCATGGATTGCCTGCTATTGATTGAGCCCTGCGGTAGTTTTGCTTGATGGTGATCTGCCTCTTGGCCATCCACGATTTTTTGTATTCGGTATTCTCGAATAAGCGCGAGAAGCCGGTGATGTGCTTTAGGCGTAAAAGCTCCTCGGCCTCCATTCCAAGCTCATTGCAGATCGCCTCATCTGCCCACCCGTTATCGAGCATCTGAAAGACCATGCTGGACATGCCGGAAACCGAGTGCTTGCCCCTGGCGCGGTTGTGGCGGATCGTGGAGGCCATCCTGTCGTTGATATCCTTATCGATGACAACCACCGGCAACATCCCACAGTTGCGCTCCAGAATATCCGGGTTGTTCTTGCAGACGAAATATCGGTGGAAGCCGTCCACGATCACATACTGATCCTTTGCCTCATCATAGACGGTGACGATCGGCTGGGTGTAGCCGTCATGCAGAATCGAGGAATACAGCAGGCGCATTTCAGTCTTGGCCACGCTGTTGGGATTGTAGTCGTTGGGCGTCACCTTCTCGATTGGCACCCAGCGGATCAGATCAACCGGCTGGCTTTTGACAGGCGACAATTCACGGTGCAGAAATTCGCGAAGGCCAGACAGAAAGGCGGCCTTGTCTTTTACCTTTCCAGCAGCGGCTATAATGGCTTTCTCCAAGGCGGTCATGCTTGAGCCTCCTGTCGTCTAGGCGGCAATAGACCTCTATTTCTGATGCCGTTATTTTTGCTAAATTTCCCATGACTGGCTGCAAACGTAGACAATTTTGTGCCGTGATAGTCACCTAAAAGAACGCAAGCGATTTCCACCTTTACGAGCGCGCCATGTATTTCAGGCGAATATCGTGCATCCGCACTAGCAAACTGTCTTCGTAATTTTCCTCTGATATCATCGTCAGTAACCATATATTTTAAAAGATGATCACGATAGTCGAACCAATCTGAGAACATCGGCGGAAGCACCTTTGGTGCCATAAAGTCAGCCTGAAGATGCGCAACTGAATTAAGCCCAGATATTCTTGCCACGATTTTATTCCACGTAGCGCCCTCTATCTCTTGCAAATATTTAAGGTGCATCACGGCAGTTTCATGATGAACATTTGATACCCGCATACTGGCCACCGGGTATCCATATTGATACATATAATCGTAGATAGGACAATAGAGCCAATGATTGTCATGGATAGCCTTCCACACGTCCGTATATGACCAGTCATAAATAGGATACATGACATATTGGCCGCGTTTTTTATTTTCTACTCTGCCCCAAGTCTCTCCCTTGTATGTTTCGTAAGCCGTTAGGCCGTTGAGCCTAGCTGGGCTTTCCTCTGCCCTCACGCCGCCGATCATGCAGGCGGGACTATCACCAAAAAGATGCTTGCACTGAGCCCCAAACATCTCGGCAAAGCGATCTGTACCAAAGACGTTTTCCTTGATGCTGATCGGCTCCTTGTCCCTGATCCACTCCTTGCCCGGCTCCCAGCAATTCAGCCACGGCTCAATGGTGGAAGTGGCGTTGAATATCCTGATCGGCACCTGCAACCAGTGCGGCTCTACTCTCGGATCGGCCATTATCTGGCGCATGTGGTCGATCACGGTTTGCCACTCTGCCTCTTGGTCAATGAAGGAAACCTTGAGCGGCAAGCGGCCC